TAAACAGATCCGCTTTGCCGAGGCTCTCGCAATGGGTGAAACAAAGGCGGCCAGCTACCGGAAGGCATACAACACCAAAGGCAAACCGGTAACGCAGTCGCATGAGGGTAGCCGTCTCGCAGCGTCCCCCGCAATATCCGCACAGGTCGAGGCGTTTAGGGTCGCAATTGAGGCACAAAGATATGCAACTCCGCTAGCCTTGCGGGCTTTAGTAATCGAGCGGCTCACAAATACCGCCCTTGATCCCGAAGTCAAGCCAGCGCAAAAGCTGCGCGCCCTCGAGCTACTGGGCAAGGTAACCGAGGTGGCATGCTTTACTGAGCGGCGCGAGATTATCCGCACCGATAATCCAACCGAAGCGCGAGATAAACTGGTGCAGTCCTTGCGGCTCGCGCTATCGTCGGGCGGTGATGGGGCAGATTCTCTACTGGCAGAATTGTCGCGGCGCAAATCGGCTCAGGATGCCGAGACTATCGACCATGAATCACCGGAGGCCGAGCCGGAACAGGTCGGCCATGTATCACGGCATGATGATGCGTCACATATACATAGTGATGCGAGCGGCGCGGTGGACGAAAACGCGGAAAACGCGACCCCACCACCACCCGACCCCCCAAATTCGTCGGCCGAGCCGCCCAGCCCCTAGCTTAGTAATCCGCACACTAGACCACCAATTTTCGCCAGTACCCTGCAAACTTAACAAAGTTACTCGCCGTTACAAATCTCAGTGTAACATGGTGTTACACTGACAATGTCTTTGTAATCAATAGGTTACAGCAGTGCTTGACAAAGTACCCCCCCATGTTCTAGGAATGGGGGGGTGTAAAAAAATTACATAGTCAAATTTTGGAGTTGGTATGACGCCTGCACAGCGGGAAATTTATCTGGTGATAGATGAGTGGTGGAAGAGGTTTGGCTTTGGCCCGTCTATAGATGATGTGATGGGTTTGACTGGGGAAAAGGGTCGGGGGAATGTATCTCGGAAGATGTGGGCGTTGGTGGAGCTTGGAGTGTGTAAGGGGATAAAGAGACGGGCGAGGTCTATCAGACCTTCGAATCTGAGGGTACATACCATTGAATGAGCCCAGTGATGACGAGCTCTTTGAGTTATTGAAGAGCTTGCCAGAGGATAAGTTGTTGAAAGTCATAGACTCTTTGCCTGCGGGGCAGAGGGATCATTTGCTTTTGATGGCTGAGGGTTATGCCAATTCTGTCCAGATGGAGCGGGGACAGGAGAACTTCATGGACTTTGTCAAAGTCATGTGGCCGGGGTTTGTACATGGTAGACACCACGCAATCATGGCTAAGAAGTTTGAAGAGATAGCCTCTGGCAAGTTGAAAAGACTGATCATCAACATGCCTCCCCGACATACGAAGTCTGAGTTCGCTTCGTTCTTACTGCCTAGCTGGTATCTGGGGAAATTTCCTGACCGGAAGATCATCCAGGCTTCTAACACTTCTGAGCTGGCTGTAGGTTTTGGCCGTAAGACTAGGAACCTGATTGATGGGCCGGTGTATGGAAAAGTCTTCCCGAACGTATCACTGAGACACGACTCTACAGCTGCTGGTAGATGGTCTACCAATATGAATGGCGAGTATTTTGCTATTGGTGTGGACGGAACTGTGACTGGTAAGGGTGGAGATCTGATCATCATTGACGATCCCCACTCAGAACAAGAGGCTAAGCTGGCTGAAAGCGATCCCAGTGTGTTTGACAGGACCTATGAGTGGTTTACCTCGGGCCCTAGACAGCGACTTCAACCTGGGGGAGCTATAGTAATAGTGATGACTCGCTGGGCTAAGCGGGATTTAACAGGTCAAGTCTTAAAAGCCGCCGCCCAAAGGGGTGGGGATGAGTGGGAAGTCATTGAATTTCCTGCTATTTTGCCCTCGGGGAATCCAGTTTGGCCGGAGTTTTGGTCACTGAAAGAGCTGGAGTCTCTGAAAGAAGAACTACCAAATAGTAAATGGCAAGCCCAGTACCAACAAAATCCAACTTCTGAGTCTTCGGCTATTGTCAAAAGAGAATGGTGGAGGGTCTGGGAGGGAGAATCAGCTCCGCCGTGTGAGTTTATATTGCAGGCTTGGGATACGGCGTATGAAGCACATAACCGGGCGGACTATTCAGCCGGTACAACTTGGGGTATTTTCTACCATCCCAACGACAAGGGTCAGGATCAGGCCAATATCATCCTGTTGAATGCGGTAAGAGATCGAGTTGAGTTCCCAGATCTCAAAAGACTGGTCAAAGCAGAGCACGATGAATGGCAACCGGACTCAATCATCATCGAAAAGAAAGCCTCTGGCGCTCCGCTGATCTATGAGATGAGAGCTGCTGGCATCCCAGTTCAGGAATTTACGCCGACTCGTGGTAATGACAAGATCACAAGACTAAATGCTGTATCAGACTTGTTTGCTTCAGGTAGAGTCTGGGCTCCAAACATGCACTGGGCTGAAGAAGTGGTGGATGAAGTCGCCTCTTTTCCAGCCGGAGATCACGACGACTATGTAGATACGGTGTCTTTAGCCTTGATGCGGTTCAGAAAAGGCGGCTTCATTAAAGCAGACTTGGACGAAGAAGATCCAGTACGAGAATTTAAATCTAGACGGCACGTTTACTACTGATGATGAACTCTTACTATATGACGCAGATTCCGCCGGAAGTCTGTGATGTGGCCTCGGATGAATTTGATATTTATCCACAGGAAAGTGGAACGGTAACTGAAGAACGCAACCTTAGTTACGATAAAAGACACTGTTTGGTCAGTTTTGTTGAGCTACACCATTGGTTCACAGGAGTTTTGCACCACGCTGGGATACTGGCCAACGAGAAAATGGGCTGGGATCTAGCGGTTAATGATCGGCAAAAACCACAAGTGGCTAATTACGCTAAAGGCCATCACTTTGATTGGCACATTGATGTTTCACCGTTTACCGGCTCACCACAAGACAGGAAGATCACAGTTGTTTGTCTGTTGAACAACCCAGAAGAATTTGCTGGCGGCGACTTTGAACTGAAGTTTGAAGAAGAGAAAAAGATTGATTTGAAAAAAGGAAGCGTGATTGCGTTTCCTGCTTTTATCCCGCACAGAGTTACGCCTGTTCAGCAAGGATTGCGGCGCACAGCTACACTATGGCTTACTGGCCCGAAATTTAGATAAGGACACATCATGGCAGTCGATAAAGCACTGTATCAAGCACCCCAAGGATTGGGTTCTTTAGCTGAAGGTCCGGAAATTGAGATTGAAATTGAAGATCCGGAGGCCGTACATATTGGAATTGACGGCATGCAGATTGACATCATGCCGGGTGAAGAAGAGTTTGACAAAAACCTAGCCGATGAAATTGATGAGCGGGTTCTTTCGACGTTGGCCAGCGATCTTTTGGGCGAATACGATACTGATGTTGGTTCTCGTAAAGACTGGCTCAACACTTATATCAAAGGCCTAAAGCTTTTGGGTCTTGATTATGAAGAGCGCACTGAGCCCTGGTCAGGAGCTTGCGGTGTCTATCACCCAATCCTGATGGAGAGCGCAGTTAAGTTCCAGTCTGAAGCCATCATGGAAACTTTTCCGGCAATGGGTCCGGTGAAGACGCAGATCATTGGCAAAGAGACTCCTGAGAAAAAAGAAGCCTCTGTTCGCGTTGCTGATGACATGAACTATCAACTCACTGATGTGATGCGTGAGTACCGTCCTGAGCATGAGCGCATGCTAATTAGTCTTTGCCTCTCAGGCAACGCATTCAAAAAAGTCTACTTTGATCCTAGTCTTGACCGTCAGACCGCTGTGTTCATTACGGCTGAAGACATCATCGTTCCCTATGGCGCGAAGAATCTTGAAGACGCGGAACGTGTTACGCATCGTATGCGCAAGACCAAGAACGAGCTGAGGAAGTTACAGGTTGCGGGTTTCTATAGAGACATCGACCTTGGTGATCCAGTCCGCACAATGGATGAAGTTGAGCAGCAGAAAAACAAAGAGACTGGTCTGTCTGCCACGATGGACGACCGGTTCCAATTGTTGGAAATGCACGTTGACCTTGATCTGGAAGGTTATGAAGACACGGACAAACACGGCGAGCCGACCGGCATAGCATTGCCGTACATTGTGACCATTGAAAAAGGCACGCAACAAGTATTGTCGGTGCGTCGCAATTGGCTGGAAGACGACAAGAACAAACAGAAACGCCAGCACTTCGTACACTATGGATACATACCTGGATTTGGCTTCTACTACTTTGGCTTGATTCACCTGATTGGTGGACATGCTCTAGCTGCTACATCGTTGATGCGACAGTTGGTAGATGCGGGAACGCTGTCTAACTTGCCGGGTGGACTGAAGACTCGCGGCATGCGAATTAAGGGTGACGACACGCCGATTGGCCCAGGTGAATGGCGTGATGTGGACATCCCGTCTGGCGCCATGCGCGACAACATCTTGCCGTTGCCGTACAAAGAACCGAGCCAAGTCTTGGTTCAGCTGATGGACAAAATTGTTGAAGACGGCCGTCGCTTTGCAGCTGTTGCAGATCTAAAGATTAGCGATACCTCAGCTCAATCTCCGGTTGGAACTACTCTTGCGGTGCTGGAGCGGATGCTAAAAGTAATGAGCGCTGTTCAGGCTCGCATCTACTACACCATGAAGCAAGAGTTCAGGCTGTTGGCTGCAATCATTCGGGACAACACGCCTGATGAATACAGCTACCAACCAGAAGTAGGCAGCAAAAAAGCCAAGAAGTCTGACTACGATCACACTGACATTCTGCCGGTGTCTGATCCTAATGCCTCAACGATGAGCCAGCGCGTTGTGCAGTACCAAGCTGTGCTTCAGTTGTCGCAGACCGCGCCTCAGATATACGACCTGCCTGTACTTCATCGTCAGATGATTGAGACGCTGGGCGTGAAGAACGCAGCCAAAATTGTTCCGCTCAAAGAAGACATGAAGCCGGTTGATCCTGTATCTGAAAACATGAACATCATGACTGGCAAACCAGTTAAAGCGTTCTTTCAACAAGATCATGAAGCGCATCTTGGTGTTCATATGTCCATGATCCAAGACCCCAAACTAGCAGCTGTTATGGGGCAAAACCCGCAAGCGCAAGCAATGATGGCTTCTGCGCAAGCGCACGTAATGGAACACGTAGCATTTCAGTATCGCAAAGAGATTGAAAAGATGCTTGGCGCGTCGTTGCCGCCGATGGCAACTGATGATAATGAGCATACTTTGCCGCCGGAAATTGAAGTTCAACTGTCTCAACTGGCCGCTCAGGCAGCTGCAAAACTGCTACAGAAAGACACTGCTGAAGCTCAAGCACAACAGGCTCAACAGCAAGCGCAAGATCCGTTGATTCAGATGCAGCAACAAGAGCTTCAAATCAAAGCCAAAGAAGTGGAAATCAAAGAGAAAAAACTGGCTGCTGAAACCGCCGCCAAAGCAGATGAAATACGTCTGCGAGAAAAAGAAATGGAAAACAAGCAAGAGTTGGAAGGAACAAAACTTGGCATTCAAGTAGCCAAAGCAAAAGATGATGCAGAACGTGCAGATGCGAAGGATGGCATTCGCATAGGAATGGAGATTGCCCAGGCAAAAATGCAAAACACATCTGAAAGGAAGGTGACTAAGTGAATTACGACACCGCTCTAGACTACATCAAGACCAAGATCTTGGAAGAGCGCAAAGCAATGGAAGAATTCATCTCGCAAGGTTCGCTCAAGGACATTGCCGAGTATGCAAAATTGTGCGGGGTCATTCAGGGTCTGGACCGCGCACTTGGTATCACATCAGACCTTGCAAATAGACTGGAGCATGACGAAGATGAGTGACATTGATGTTAGCGCAACGCAACAAAGTGCAGAAGACAAAGCAAAGCAATTGCCTATACCAAAGGGATACAAGATCCTTTGTATGGTTCCGCACATTGAAGCTAAGTATGAGGGTGGACTAATCAAGGCTGAATCAACTCTTAGCCGTGAAGAGATCACTACACAAGTGTTGTTTGTAGTTGAGCTTGGCGAAATGGCTTATAGCGACAAGGAACGGTTTCCAACTGGACCTTGGTGCCAAAAAGGCGATTTTGTTCTGACTCGTACGTACGCCGGAACCCGCATGCGCATTCATGACCGCGAGTTCCGCATTATTAATGACGACACCGTAGAAGCCGTGGTTGAAGATCCACGCGGCCTTTCTCACGCATAAGGAGTAACACATGGCTGACTATAAATTCCCTGACGAAGTCGAGGAAACCGCTGAAAAGCCAACGCAAGAGATTGAAATTGAGCTGGTTGATGACACCCCAGCCGCTGATCGTGGCAGGGAGCCCTTGCCAAAGGATCTTGTCGAAGAGCTGGAAAAAGATGATCTGGAGGAGTACTCCGACAAGGTTAAAAAACGCCTTTCCCAGATGAAAAAAGTCTGGCATGACGAACGCCGCGAAAAAGAAGCGGCAGCTCGTGAACGGGAAGAGGCGCTACGATTTGCTCAAGCTAAAGAACAGGAAAATAGGCAATTAAAACAACAGCTTGGCGTTGGACAAAAGCTATTTGTAGAGGAAAAGGCCAAGTCTGCCAATATAGAAGTGGCTTCTGCTAAAGACCGTTTGAAAGAAGCCTATGAATCTGGCGACGGAACTTTGATTGCCGACGCACAAGAAGCTTTGATGGATGCAAAACGTGCTAGTTGGGAAGTTGGAGCGGCTAACAATGCTTTACAATCCACGGAAAACGGTGTAGAACACGAAACTGAACAGGTACAAGCGCCCCGACAAGTTCCGCAAGACCGAAAGGCTGAGGCCTGGAGGCAGCGAAATGCTTGGTTTGGGGCTGATGAGGAAATGACAGCCCTCGCTCTTGGCCTGCATGAGAAGCTTGTCCGGTCTGGTGTTGATCCTACTAGTGAGGACTACTACCGCCGAGTAGATGAAACTATGAGGAAGCGATTCCCCGAAAATTTTGAGGAAGAGCATACTCAAACGACGGAACCGGTTGATAAACCAGCTCCGCGCAGAGCAGCTCAAGTTGTGGCTCCAGCCACGCGAAGCACCGCGCCTACAAAAGTGCGATTAACGCAGACGCAAATGGCCTTGGCCAAGAGGATGAACATTTCACCCGAAGCGTATGCAAAAGAAGTTATGAAATTGGAGAACAATAATGGCTGAAAATCGTCTCGCTCGTGATTTGGAAAGTAGAGAAACCACACAGCGCAAAAAACATTGGACCCCGCCAGAGCTTTTGCCCTCGCCGACACCACAGCAGGGCTGGGTTTTCAGGTGGATTCGGACAAGCGTCACGGGCCAAGCTGACCCTATGAACGTATCGTCCAAATTTCGGGAAGGTTGGACGCCTGTAAAGGCAGAAGATCATCCGGAAATGCATAGTTATAACGACCCCAGTTCGACTAGTCGATTCAAAGACAACGTCGAAGTCGGGGGATTGGTGTTGTGCAAAGCACCTGCTGAAATGGTTGCGGAACGATCTGCGTACTACGCAAATCAGACCCAAGCACAAGCCGAGGCTGTGGACAACACATTGATGCGTCAAAGTGATGCACGGATGCCGTTATTTAAAGAACGAAAATCTGCTGTGTCTACTGGGCGCTGAATACTTAACCATTCAGGAGTATTTTCATGGCATATCCGACAATCGACGCCCCGTACGGGTTCCGTCCTGTCAATTTGCTGGGTGGTCAGGTTTTTGCTGGCTCTACCCGTCAGATGGCTATCACTAGTGGTCATGCAACCGCCATTTTCTTTGGCGATATTGTGTCGATGTCCGCTTCTGGTACCGTTTGGGGTACGGCTGCAATCAGCACTGACTCTCCGGTTCAAATTGCAGGTGTTTTCATGGGCTGTTCCTACGTTAATACCGCAGGTCAGCGTGTGTACTCGCAATTCTTCCCCGCTGCCACGACCGGCACCGTTGATACCGCCAACGCGATTCAAGCGTTTGTGGCCGACGATCCCGATCTGGTCATGAAGGTTGCCATTGTGTCCGGCACTACCACCATCAGTGGGCAAATTCGCTCCGCTCTGGTTGGTGCAACGGCTGCTATGGTCAACAACATCGGTAGCACCATTACCGGTGACAGCAAACTGGCTATTCTCAGCACCACTGGTACTGCGACTACGCTTCCGCTCAAAGTAATTGACGTTGTCCCTGACACTGTTAATGCCGCTGGTTCGTTCACCGAAGTTCTGGTGACTTGGACTGCTGGTGTTCACATGTATCGCGGCGCGGCTGGCATCTAAGGGGATAACTCATGGCTATTTCACGTTCACAACTACTGAAAGAGCTGCTCCCTGGCCTGAACGCACTGTTCGGTTTGGAGTACGCAAAATACGGCGAAGAGCACAAGGAAATCTACGAAACTGAGACTTCCGAGCGTTCGTTTGAAGAAGAAACCAAGCTGTCCGGTTTCTCTGCTGCGCCGGTTAAAAACGAAGGTAACGCGATCCAGTACGACAACGCTCAAGAAGCGTGGACCGCCCGTTACCAGCACGAAACCATCGCCCTGGGTTTCTCGATCACTGAAGAAGCGATTGAAGATAACCTGTATGACAGCCTGTCGGCTCGTTATACCAAGGGTCTGGCCCGTGCTATGGCTTACACCAAGCAGGTTAAGGGTGCTGCAACGCTGAACAACGGCTTCACCGCTGGCTATACCGGTGGCGACGGCAAAGTTCTGTTTGCAACTGATCACCCGCTGGTGTCTGGTGGTACT